AATACGTATCAAAACGGAAATTATTGCACCAAGAGCTATGGCAGCCGCTGATGGCCTGTTACGATCTGTGTCTAAGCAGGCTCATGATGCCCAAGCTCGCACGATACGAACCCAACCGGCTGCAGATAAACAAAAGGAGATACTATCTCTGCGACGATTTTCCCAATGTCCCCGAAGGGTGTGTTTTGCCCTCTGTGACGACTATTGCCAGCGCGTGTTCGCCGCCTGGCAAGATTGCAGCGCTCATGAACTGGCGCAAGAAAGTGGGCGATGAGGAGGCAAATCGCCGCACTCGTAATGCCGTTGATCGTGGCAACTGGTTGCATGGCGTTTTAGAGGATCTATGGAATGGAGAAGATGTGAATTGTCATCTTGATGCTTTCCCAAACTACGTTCCTTATTTCACTTCCATTTCATCGTTCCTTGAGAAAGTAGACAGTCCGCTGCTCATTGAAAGTGCTATTGCCTGGTATGACAATGCCAGGCAAATTGGCTACTCTGGCACGTTTGACATGCTCGCCAAAATGAACAATGGCGACTATGCACTGCTCGATTGGAAGACCAGCTACAAACAAAAGCCTGATACACAGCTAGCCGACTACAGGATGCAGCTCGGTGCTTATGTGCAGGCCATTGAGCAGATGTATGACATTGAAATTAACGAGGCGCATTGCGCCATTGCCATTTATGACCCTGACACAGAGAAGGGGCAGGAAGCGCAGGTGGTGAGCCTGTCGGCAGGGGAGCTGGCTATGCAGGCGGGGCTGATGGTACAGAAAACGCAGCAGTATTTCTTCGACCATTACCCAGGCGGCTTGCCCTTAACAATTTCTATGGATCGTGGTGCGTAGTTTTCTGGCGAAACGGGATTAAGCTATGGCAGCCCGTCCAGGGCCCACTACACTCCGTTGAGGAACAACCAATGCCCTCTGGCAATCTGCCCGTTTTTAGCGGCACCGTCGATCTCACTCCTGACATTCTGAACGCAGCCAAAAAGGCTGGTCCGAATGCTCAAGGCAACTACAGCTTCCGTGTGGCGCTGTGGGACAATGACAAGCGCGACAAGGACACCTCCCCTCATTACAAAGGGCAAGTGACCGTCAACAAGATGGAGAACAGCCCTAAGGCTTATTCCAGCTTCTGGAAGAACGATGGCAACGGCGCTGGCAGCAACAACCGCTCCTCGTCTTCTGACGATCTGTTCTGAGCTTCATTCTGGTGGTCACGGGGCGGCACAAGCCGCCCTTTCTTTTTCTTTACTTCCGATGACTCTCCTCTCTGACAAAGAAATCAGCATCCTCGCTGAAAACGACATCATCTTTCCGTTCACTGGCGAGAAGCGCCGTGAGCTTGACAATGGCACCAAAGCATTGTCCTACGGCCTCTCGCACGCCGGCTACGACCTTCGCCTGTCCCCAAAGGGCTTCATGGTTATCAACAACAACCAGGAAGTCAGAGCGTTGGACGTGAAGAAGTTTGATGAAAGCGTGATGTATGAAGCCACGCCCATCGAGGAATTGGGCAGCACTTTCTTTGTTTTGCCTCCTTTTTCTTACGCACTAGGCGTTAGCCTTGAGCGCATCACAATGCCCAACAATGTCATGGGCATTTGCGACGGGAAAAGTACGTATGCAAGACAAGGAACCATCATTAACGTTACGCCAATTGAGCCTGGCTGGTCTGGCTTTCTCACTATTTGTATTGTCAATCCCCTGGCTTTTCCGGCTCGCATCTATGCCAATGAAGGCATAGTGCAAGTTATGTTTATGCGCCTTTCTGGCGATGTAGGCAAAGCCTATGGTCAGGGAAAGTATCAAAATCAAGGCGCTAAAGTATCTTTTGCTGCCGTCTGATGCGTGAGTGCTCTTGAAGATCAGTTTCTCGGACTGTGGCAGGCTCACTATCCCAATCTCCCGTTGATTAGGGAATTTAGTGATGTGCCAAGCTGGGAGGCTGATTTTCAAGAACGCTATGCAAAATCAAAACGATCCAAACGGTATCGAGCTGATTTCGCTCACTTACCATCCCGCACTCTCATTGAAATCCAAGGCGGAACTTTCAACCGAGGCCGTCACGTCACTGGCAGTGGTTACGAGCGTGATGCCAGAAAGTTCAATCTCGCCACAATGGGAGGATGGCGAGTGTTTTTATTGACTAGCCAAACGGCCAAAGACGCTTCTTGGCTTGCGAAGATTGCCGCTTCAATTCATCTTGAATTACGGTAGAAGCTTCTTCTAAAAGTTCACTGGCGGCTCGTAAGTCGTAGTCCTTCATGGACATGGCCTGACGAAGTTCTAGATTTTCTTTAACTAGGCTTCCAACGGCTTCTTGCATATTGGACCAACCTTCCATCAAATTGACTGCCACCTCTCGCAGTTTTTCTACGTCAGAGCATTCTGCAATGGCACGCTTATTGGCAGCCAAAGCAAAGTCTCTTTCCAAACTGCGTTCAAACGGACCCATGGCAGCAATGTATGGACGGCCTTGATAGCTTAACTCTACTGGAATAGAGAAATGCGTGGACATTTTTCCAAAACTGTTTGCTTTAGCCTAACGAGGAGGGGCTATGGCAGACAGTTTGCTTACAAGGTGGACGATGGTAAGAAAGCCGTAAAAAATGCTACGGAGCACCGTCCATTTCAGCTCCCACGCACTCCACGTAATCATGAATGGTGTCCTGGCGAGGAAGTAGTGTATGTGCAGCCAACGGCGGCTGGCTGGATGCTCACCAGCGTTGTTGGCACGCTCATTGGTTTTGTTTTCAATGGCGGGAAGAAGAGGGCAGTGGTCATCTGGCATTCAGAAACCAAGATTTCGCCTACAATCGGCCTGCAGCGTTTACGCCCAGCCTCCCTGTTCCATGGCCTCGATTAGTTCCTCTCTAGACCCTTTGAATGATGGCATCAGCTTTGTGCGTCTTATTGACTGGATGGGCAGTTCTCTTGATATCGTCTGCGATGCTCGTCAATCTTTTGAGCAAAGCAGTGCGGAATGGTCCGAAAAAGATCAAAAACTCCTCAACTATTTAGTCAAGCATCAACATACCAGCCCGTTTCGTGGCGTTGTGACAAAGTGGCAAGTGAAGGCTCCACTGTTCATTGCTCGCCAATGGTGGAAGCACGTCATTGGTGGCACGTATGCGAATGATCAACTTGGCTGGAACGAAAAAAGCTTTAGATATTGTGAAGCTGATAGTGAAGAATTTTACATGCCTCGCGAGTTTCGCCGGCAAAGCGAGAGCAATAAACAAGCCTCAGCCGGCCCCCTGGAAGGCCGTGCCAATGACTTGGCCATGATTGAATATGCGAAGGGCTTGCAGGCCGCTAAAGGCGCCTATCAGACGCTTTTAGCCATCGGTGTGAGCAAAGAACAAGCTCGTGGCGTGTTGCCCACATCGCTCTATACTTCCTTCACTTGGACCTGTAGCCTGCAGGCATTGCTTCATTTCATCAGCCTTCGCTCACCAGCGGATGCCCAGGGTGAAATTCAGGCCTATGCTCAAGCGCTGTCCTTGCTGGCTCGTCCTCTTTTTAAAGAAGCCTTCGACGCTTTTGAAACCAATGACTCCTCCTTCTGAAAACCGCCCTAAAACGTTTGATTCCATCGACGCTCCATCTCATTACGCATTTGGCGGCATTGAATGCATCGAGGCAATTGAAGCGTCGATGAGCGCAGAGGCTTTTAGGGGTTTTGCGAAGGGGAACATTATTAAATACGTTTGGCGCTATGAAAACAAAAATGGCCTGGAAGATTTAAGGAAAGCCAAATGGTATTTAAAGGCTCTCATCTTTGCCATGGAAATGGAGGAAGAGAAAGAAGCCCTCGATGCCATTGAAAATAATTGCAAAGACGGTTTCTGTCCGCTTCCAGGCGCTCGCATTGGAGAAAGGGCCATTGATGAGCCTATGTTTTCTCCCATTGATAATTGTTAAGCGGCGCAAACTGCTCCTAATAGAAAGCCCCCAACAATGGGGGCTTTATCGTGCGAAGGACATGCAGTTTATGATAGAATTTTGTCCCACACTGGAGGCTAAAATGCAAAAACGAGGCGCGGGCGAATACGGATGCAATGCCATCGAAATTTGTGTAAACGGCAAAAAATATCCAAACATTGCGAACGCCGCTCGCGATTATGGACAAAAACCAAGCACAGTAAGATCAAGGCTTTATCAAGGATGGAGCTTGGAAGAGGCGTTAGAAATTGAATCCAAACCCAAAATTATGGCAAAAGCCAATAAAAAGGGTACTAAAATTTTTGTGCACGGAGAGGAATATAAATATATAAAAGATGCCGCCCAAAAATACAATATGTCTCCCCAGGTGGTTGCCAACAGAATTAAACGTGGCTTAACGCCAGAGCAGGCATTGGAATTAGAGCCTTTTCCCGATTGGTTTGTGCCGGGTAAGGGCAATAAAAAAGCAATGCAAGATGCAAAACGCGCCATCGCAAAAAAAGAACAAGAAGACTTAACCGACAGTCGTATTTGTTCCACTTGCAAAAAACAATTACCATTTACCGATTTTCACGGATCGAGAGAAATGAAAACGCTTTCTTCTCGATGTCGGCATTGTATATCAGCCGCTTTTTTGAAATATCGATATGGAATGTCAATTGAAGACTTTGAAGCATTGAGGCAAAAACAAAATGGACAATGTGAAATATGCCTTGTAAAATTAGAGATACATCCAGACTCAAGTGTCAGGACCAAGAGGGTGGCTATTGATCACTGCCATCAAACGGGGGTAATTAGAGGGCTTCTCTGTGCAAATTGTAATACTGGCTTGGGAATGTTTAAAGATAATTACAAATTACTTCAGGCCGCGTCGGAATATTTATTAAAGCAACAAGAAGGTTCTTGTTGAAATTGGTTGATATTTTCGTTTGGCAACAAGCGACAGTTCATCCAAATTGTTAAAATATCTGCGCGAAAAAATGACCAAAATTCTTGGTCACTCCACCACGTCCATAAGTCGGAATTGGATTTTGAAGAATTGCAGGCAAAACATGATGGGGCCAAATTGGCTCTCTCAAAATGTGGACCTCCTTTGCTCTTTGGAATAATATGATCAATGGTAAGCTTTTCATTCCATTTCCCACAATAGGCGCAGGCACATTGCCCAAACGGTCCTTTTAATGGATAGTCTTCAAAAATGCTTTTCCTAAATCGGCGTCTTGCATCTCCACGGCGAAGTTCAATGAGAGAATGTAACAGCTCATCGGGACCATTCGCAATTGGCATGGCACATATTTAATTTTCTTGCCACCAATCTAACCACTAAATTTGCCATGCTGAGAATGTCTATAATGAACAAATGGTGGGCCTCCAATGAACTCTTTTCAAGAAGGTTTTGCTAATTTTGTTGCCACATTGACCGCCGGTATGCTATTGGCTACTGGCGGCATGCTAATTACTGTGGGCCATCAACAAGTGAAGGTGGCCACGCAAATTGAAAGCATCACGGAAAAATTAGACGCCCTCACTGAAAATCTCACTACGCTTGAAGGACGAGTGCGCTCGTTAGAAATTCGACGCTAGGCTATCAATATAAATTCGCTTTATAACAATGAGCGGCGCTGAATGGTTTATTGTTGGCGGCATTTTGATTGCTGCTGCCGATCAAATTCTTGATCGTTCCCCCTGGAAAAGCAATAACGTGCTTCAACTCCTTCTGGAAGGTTTGAAGACTATTTTCCGCGTGAAGAACTGAGGCTTAGCCATGTGGGCTAACAATAGGGCATTCTGGGATGAATGCTTTCAGACGGCCCGACGGTGCGGCGCTCGTTTTCCCGAGCTTGTCGCAGCACAATGCTGCTTAGAAAGTAGCTTTGGAAAGCACACTAGCGGCAAACATAACTATCTCGGTCTCAAGGGGCCAGGCACTGCCACGACCACGCAGGAATGGTATGACGGCCAATGGGTGACCATTAAAGCTGGCTTCATTGATTTTCCCAGCCTTGCCGCTTGCATTGACTATTTAGTCACGCGATGGTATAAGGATTATCGTCATTTCAAGGGGATTAACAATGCGCCCAATCGTTATGCAGCGGCCCGCGCATTAAAGGAGCAGCACTATGCCACTGACCCTGACTATCCGGCAAAGCTGTCTAAGCTAATGAAGGAATATGCCCCTGAATCCACGCAAATTACCATGATTGGCCCTAAGAAAAAGCCGCAACAATTCGGTTTTGAAGAAGGCGATAGCCATTTAATTGTCAATGACATTAGCGAAACAATGAAAGCTTTTTCCTACGAAGGAAAACTTTTATGGGAAATCCCTTGTCTTGCTCGCGGGCAATATTCCGACAATGAATTCAAGCTCCAAAATTCTGACACTCCTCCAGGGCTTTATAGGATTGGCGTCATTTATAGAGACTATGACACCGTAGGGAATAAGCCCGCCTATGATCGCACGCTCATGGCTTATGGCTGGTACAGTTTTGATTTGGTAGAGCTAGAGAATCAAGAAGCCGGCAATGGTAGGGCCGGAATTATGATTCATGGAGGCGGCAGTGCCTGTGGCTGGCCTGGCGCATGGGCTCCCAAGCAGCCTCTCTTCCCTACTCACGGTTGCGTGCGTTGCCACAATGTTGACCTTCGTGATCGCATTTTGCCCTTGACAAAGCAAGGGGCAGTTTTTGTGAGCGTCTATCAAGAAGGATGAGCGGCCAAAGCTGGTTCAATGCTTTGTGCTACGAAGCAGGGCTTTGGCTGGTATCGCTGCAACCTTCTCTTGCTTTTCAGCCATGGTTCAAAATGCTCATGGCCTATTGCCGGCCAGACTGGGCAGAATGGAAAACAAAAATTGTCATGGAGAAAGTGGATGAACAGGCAGCAGTATTAGTGAAGCAATGGGAAAAGGAAGAAAGGGAGACAAAGGCCAATGCCTTGGCTGATCAAGCTAAAAAGCTTTTTCCTGATGCCATTGTCACTCCATTGCCTAATGCCATCGTGCCATCCGTCATGATCGAGAAAGCCCCGCCAGCGGACGCCAGCGAGGCTGTGAAAGCCCTCGGAGGAGAGCTTCGCATTACTTACCAGCTCAAAGGCCCAGGAGAGCCTTAAGCCGGTTCCACTTGGCCAGCTCCTCTTCGTGATAGTTGGTCCATGAAGCAATGGCATCAATTAGTCCTTGCTTGGCCTTGGCAGCATCGCCTTCCGAAAGAAGCTCCTGCAAAGCTTCTGAAAGCATTTCAGTTTTTTGCTCATACCATTTATCGGGCCACAGTTCGGGAGGGTTCATGGGAAGAAAGCGTTTGCCGCCAGTTTAGCCTTAGTAAGAGCCGCCGTCAATTTCTACGTTGTCAATGGTGCCGCCAGTAATTGTAACGCCACTAGCATTTTGCACTGCCATAGTGCCCAGTCCCAACGTGGTGCGAGCTGCAGCAGCGTCAGCATCATCGATGAGACTACGGCCAAAGCTGGTAAGCGTGGCCACATCAGCCGTGGCGCTGCCAGTGAAATAAGGCACTTTATCAGCAGCAGACGTAACGCCAGCCAACGCCGCAAGGTCAGCGTCATAAGCTTGCACGTCCGTGCCAATGGCTAAACCAAGATTGGTGCGGGCTCCAGAAGCAGTGGCAGCTCCAGTGCCGCCATAAGTTATTGCAACAGCCGTGCCTTGCCACGTGCCACCACTAATTGTGCCAACACTAGTAAGGCTTGAAGAGACCACGCCAGTTCCCAGTGCGGTGGCACTCAATACTTGCGTGGCATTAATGTAGAAAGCCTTGCCATTGGCGAGGTCTAAATGCTCGCTGCTAGTCCAAGCATCAGTGGTATTAGACCAGCTAAAAGTTTTATCAGAGCTGCCTTTCAGCGTGATACCGCCACCATCGGCAGTGGTATCCGTGGGGCTTGTAACGCTACCAAGCTCAATGTTTTTATCGTCAACAGTAACGGTGGTGCTATTGACAGTAGTGGTGGTGCCGTTAACAGTAAGATTTCCGCCAATCGTGGCGTCGCCAATTGTGGTTAGTCCGCTAACGGCAGAAAATGAAACAGTGCCGCTAAAGGTTTTATTGCCAGTAATTGTTTGAGCGCCAGTTAAAGAAACAAATGCGCCGCTACCACCAATCGCTTCAACAGTAGTAGCCGTGCCTCCTGCTCCGCCAGTGCCCTTGCCGTAATAGAGAGTATCATCAACTTCATTGAAAGCCAGCTCGGCATTGGCCAGGCTTGTGGGAGCACCAGCAGCGCCACTTGCACGCCGCTTAATGCGAATAGTATTCGCCATTAGTAATTACCCCCGTCCGTCAAAGACAATGAAGTGAAAGAAGAATTTGCAACAAATTGTTGGCTATTTCCATCATAAACAAGCACACTGCCATCGGTTTTGGCGCTCACATTAACGTCGGCTAAATCAGAAATATTTAGCGTTTTCCATTGCGTGTCATAATTTGCATTGCTAGTCTTTGCCAACACTTGCCCAGTGGTGCCACTCGGGATGATGCCAGGACCAGGCACTCCTTGTGGACCGTTACCAAAAAATTCAAGCTCTACAAGCGTTGACGCTTCTATTGAAACAATTGGCGCATTATTGGCAGTAATAACTATTTCATTTGGTAGTTCATTGACAATCGCAACCGAGGCATTTTCTTCAGTTACGTTGACAATGCTATCAGTGGATTGTACGATTACTGTCATTTAAAGCTAAGCCCCTCGTTAATATAAGCATTACCCTCTAGTAAATAATATTTATCATTACTTGGCTCCGTCACCAACACATCATATTGCCCTTGTTCCGTAATTCCACTAGTACCAGAAGCTTCAATGCGAATCTTGAAAATACCACTAGCTTGATTAACGTAAGTGGCAGTAAAATCCGCAAGCTTAGTAGTGCCCAAGCGGTTATAAAGTTTAGAAGCAATTGTATATCCACTCATGTTGACAGGCGTACCAGCACTGTCTTTGTATTGCACTTGCAGCTCAAAAGTGGCGCCTTGGTAAATTGTAATGTCGTGCTTGCCTGGCGTAATCATGATGAGCCTCTTTATTTCATTGTAAGGAAATTAAACCAGTTCCCTCCAACCAATCAGCCCCGTAGCCTCTTGGGCACTACTGCATTGAATGGTAAGCGCAATGATATCGCTATTACCATTGGCATCCTTTCCCAAAGCAAGAGCAAGAGCGCTGGCGGGGTCAAACTCTATGTCAGAACGCGCTGCGATAAGTCCCCCTCCAATAATTGTGCCACCGCTGAATGTGCCACTAGCCATCACTTGCACATTGCCACGTCCATTGTCAGCGGCATTCCAAACGCCACTAATTGTTGGATTGAGGCGAAGCCGCCATTGTGCTGCTGTATTAGCAGCAGGATTGCCGCCAATTGTCACATCCACTTGGGCCGGCATAATTAAATTATCCGTGCGCCCACTTGCCATGCGAATGGCAGCAACCATGGTTTCCGAACTAATGCTTGAAAAATTATCAGCACCACGCCCTGCAAGATAAATAGGACCAACGGGCTCATATCCTCCCTCGCTAATCGCTGTGCAACAAATTTGTTTCAATGAATGGCTAACTAGTTGAGTTGAATCATTGTGAATGCGATAGGACAATGGGAGGATGGCAGTCGTCATATAAACTGCTGTTTCTTCATTGGCATGATTAAATTCATGGCACCATTTAATCTCTCCATCAATTACAAAGCCAGCCCTCACTCTTCCGACGCCAAGCCATTCCAAATCAGCAACAAAAATATTAGTCTTATCAAAAGAAAGGCCTTCAAACTCATCAATGTTCCATGCGGATTGAGCAATCACGTTTTCGACAACATTGCCAGTTGCCTTGCTTCTGATGGCAAATTGTATAGTTGTACCACTGGCGCGAAGCAAAATGCCATTATCATCGTCAAAATAGCCCACTTCCTGAATTAGGCCAGCTATGGGAGTTGCGCCGCAAAAGCTTTCCATGATCAACAGGCTCTTTCCTGGTTGGTAAGGCATGTTGCGCTTTGTACGGCGCAATGCAGTGTCGCCAGAAGCAGTGCCAACTGTTAACGACAGGCTGCTTTCATTAGTCAAATAGTTGGTCGATGCGCCGCCAGTGGTTGCTTCATACCATAAATTAGTCTGCTTGCTATAACGTAAACTGCTGTCAAAAAGAGTGTAGGGAGAGCTAAAACGTGCCCTTCCAAACGCATCTACGCCGCCACTATCCGGACCTTTTTGTAAAATCTTGCCACGATAATCTGCCTCAATATGAGTTTCAAACTGTTCGCCACCGGCAATTATTTGTCCCATAATTAAGCACGAATAAGGCCTAAGTTTTGAAGAGCAACAATGACGCCACTAAGAGCCGTCAACACTTCTGCAGTGGAAGAGCCACCACTGGGAATGGAAATACCAGAAGGACAAACAACAGGCGATGCCCCAAAGAAACTCATCGAATCTCCACTAGCAAAAATCGTCACGCCTCCAGAAGCAGTGATGGTTCCCGAAATGGTTGGAGAAATTAACGCAGAAGAGGAAATGCTAGTGGCGGCTAAAGTGCCGCCTGAAAGCGTGGGAGAGTTAACCGTAGAAGAAGTGAAAGTGCCCCCAGATACTGTTGGCGAATTAATAGTGACATTGTTTAATGTGCCGCCGGAAATGGTTGGAGAAGTGACGATTGCGCTGTTATAAGTGCCGCTGCTAACTGTAGCTACGTTAGTAATAGTGCCCGAAAGCGTAATGTTAAAAATAGTGCCGTCTTCAAACGTGGAATTATCAATAGTGCATTGATCAATAATTGCGTTAGACAATGCTGTACCATCAGCAGTGCCCCCATTAATCGTTGGCCCATTTACCGTGGCACCAGTAATTGTTGCTGCCTGATAAGTGCCGCCAGAAATGGTGCCTAAAACAGTGGTGCCAGAAATTGTTGAATTAAGAAGCGTCAGCCCTGACGCAGTGGAAGTCCACGAAGCATCGTAATCAACACTGGTTGTCTTCGTAATAATTTGTCCTACGCTGCCACCAGATGGCAACGTGCTTTGCCCCATTGGCCCCTGCACGCCAGGGATGGAAAGCCCAATGTCAACAGGCTCGCCACTAACAACAGTAAGAATAATATCGGGCATGATCAGTTCCTAGAGCAAGTGCCTGACACTGTACATGTGCCCTTTAACCAATAGTAACGATCTCCACCAGCTTGAGTGGCGCTCACGTCATAATTATAAATTCCCACCTCTAGCCCGCTAGAAACACTTGGCGCCAATGTCAATTGAAAAATTCCGCTAGCTGCATTTGTAATAGCTGGTACAAAACTTGCAACAATTTCTCCGTCCAATGCGCCGCAAATATCGCTATCAATGGTATATCCAGAAAGATTGATGGGAGTGCCGCCACTTTGCGTGGCAGTAACCTGCATGCGATAAGTGGAGTTTTGCAGCACCACTATGTTGTAAGTGGCGGGATAATACATTTACGCCCCATCGTTTTGTTTCATTATAGCCCTGCATTGTTTTAAACAAGAAAAAAGGAGAGCAATGCTCTCCTTTGGCTTATTTACCTTGACCTCGCATTAGCTTGCGGCCATGCGAAGGTTTACTATTTTTTCCTTGCCCTTGCCTCGTGGTTTTGGGCTTGCGGATGATGATGCGCTTCGATGAAGAAGCGCCAACTTTGCTCTTTACGGCCAATGGTGGACGTGCGAAAGCACAATATTAGCTAGCCCAAGGCAGGCCAGCGCCTGTGGTCGGAGCAATTTGTTGCTGGATTTGAGCGGCAAGGGCGGCTTCGATTTCTGCCACTTTCTCTTCGCCAATTTTTTCTTTCGTCCATTCCACGACAAGCTCAGGAGTGAGGTCGGCATACGGAATAAGCGAATCGGGCTCAGGCGGCTCAAGCCCAAGAGAGCCATAGGCGCCCGAACGATAGGTGCCATCAAAGGCATCAATGGTGTAATGAACGGTGTACACCACACCGTCTGACAGCGTGCGCTCAAGATTAGCCACGCCCCAAGTGTACGCAATGGAAGAAGCCATAATCAAAAAAATGGTCTGTTTTATTTTAATGGCTGATTACAGCTCCGGCATTTCGTATTCTTTTGTTGTGTTGCAATAATGTTTGAAAATAATTTCACTAGTGTTACCGGCCCAGTTGGCTATTTGTGGCACTGGAACTCCAGCTTCAATCCAACGACTAATTGCTGTGTGCCTGCAATCGTAAGGGCGATAAACATGGCTAATTAATTCGGCTTGATGCAATGGCTCTAGTTTTTTCCGAAAATAACTCTGAAATGCCAAACGGTCCCATGGGAAAATGTATTCTTCATTTTGTGGTAATTGAGCCATAATTTCTTGGCATTTATTATTCAAGGGCACCCATCTCTTTTTGTTTGTTTTAGTACTATTTTTAAGGCCATGAGTGAGGGTCCAGTTTTGATGCACAAGAATTTTATTGTCTTTAATATCATCCCAACGCAATGCCCTCACTTCTCCTGTACGCATGGCAGTTTGCAGCATAAATTCCGCATACCAAGCCCAATTGACATTTTTGTAAGTGTGCTTTGCCTCCAAAGCAGCAAGCACAAGTCCCACTTCGTTTCTAGGAATAACAATAATTTCTTCGTCTCTTTGCGGAGCCTTGGGCATCTTAAAGCTTGCTAGAGGATTCTTTTCTAAATAACCAACATCCTCTTGTGCCGCCCAACGAAACATTGTTTTTGTATACATAGCCACGCGCCTTGAGGAAAGAACTGGTTTCTCTCCCAACACCCAAATCATAATTTTTCGTGCTTCATTTAAGTCTTGAATTGGACAACGTTTTAACCATTTTGTTACTTGTCTGTAGTCGGAAGTCAAGCTGGTTGGGCATAGAGAAATGGAGCGCTCTTCCAAGAAGGCGCTCCAAAGCTCCGCAAGAGTGGTGGGCATGGTTTGAGGGCGAAGACGGCCAGACTAGTGGCCTTCCCAGAAATTGTCAACCCATGCTTGGTATCGAAAGTAACTACTGAAGCTGGTCTTTGGCGTGCTGGGCCTGGATCTCCGCATAATTCAGCGCGGTGCGGCTGAGTTGGGGGAAGTCTTCCTGCAGCTCTGCGGGAGAGACGCCAGCACGCAATTGCTCCACCACCACGGCCACGGGAATCCGCGTACCGCTAAACACGAGCTGTCCCGAGCAAATCGCGGGGTTGCGCTCCACTATATTTTGGGAAAGCATCTCCTGGCTTTGTTTTGACGCATGGCGTAATTCAATCTTACGCTGCTCAATGCGCTCCCGGCGCTCAGCATTGAAGCCCTTGGTGAGGTCTGAAAAGGAGCGCGTCATGAGCGTTAAAGAAGGTGACTACTCAAGTTCACGGTAATCACCGTTGATTTCGGAGATCAACACATCGGCTGCTTGCCAGAAGCCTTCCTTCCGCAGCCACGAGGCGGCGTAGCAGACAGCTTCTAAGGCAGTTTCCCTGAAGTGATGGGCATCATCACCGTTGCTGATAACTTCGGCGATTGTGTCGAGAAGTGTGATTTTGTTGGACATAGAAGTGAGTAGGGCTAAGAGGCCTAGGCGATACCAGCATCCGTAAGACGCTGTTCCAACACCTCGATCCGCTCCATTGCTTCCTGCAGCGCCTTCACTGCCTTC